GCTCATTTAATGTAGAGAGAACAGACTGTGCCTTCTCAACACTATCCACTTGACAGTATATCGAATCTGTGTGTCCATATACCACTTTCATCATTCTTCCTCCCTGAATTGTCTAGCCCACTTTAACGGACTCATCATGAAGATGTAATTGTTGAGCCAGTTCTGTACGCAGAAATTGCATACAAAACCGCTCTTCGTGTCACAGCCAGTAGCATAGTTGCTATTCTCATGACAGACATAGCACTCCTTGAATACTACTTCTCTCATGATAATTGCCTCACTTTGAATGCTGCTTCACGAATAGCCTCTCTAGCACTAGCAGTAATACTAGCAGCCAAATCAACATCAGCCCAACCGAATCCCTGATACGCAATGATACCATAGAAGGATGCCATCAATCGCTTGACTGCAAGTTGGTTGTTGTTCCACTTGGCATACTCGGATTTGCTCTCTGCTTGCTTCATGTTCTTCTTGTATTGATTCCTTAACTCCTTCAATTCCAATACTGCCCTAGGCAATAGACCTAGAGCATCTGTATTGTAATACAACATCTTGGTGTTTTCTACGTCAGAGAAGTCCTTTGGTGTGAATATATTCACAGCAAACTCAGTAGGAGTATCTGATTTAGTCTCCCAAGATATGTTTCTCGCTATCATCATAGATGGGTATAGTCCAGCGAAATCAAATGCTGCCACACCTAGATGAAGACCATTCGTTCCTGCTTCCAATGGGTCATATACCATAGCACCATCATAGTCAACTCTGTCTTCCTTCCTACCTGTAGGGGCCTTCCATGATGCATTTCTCATGAAGTATATGCCTCCCATGTGACTAGCATAGAAACAAGCATCGAATGGTGCTTTCAGAAGACGCTGAAGGGATACTATCGCCTCACTGGTGAAGTTTTCCTCATCAATTCTCTTGATTAGGTCAACATCCAGTTTAGCATACTTGAGATATGTGTCAGTATCCTCCAACCATCCTCTTGAGAAGAACTCAGACTTCTCAGGAAACTTCTCACTGACTAGTTTCTGCTCATTCAATACTTCTGTTGAGATATAGTCCAATGACATCGAAGGTAGTGTGCCTCTTTGCGAATCATTCCACTGTCTCTCGAATGCTAGGTCTAAATTTAGCGTTATTCTTCCCTTGATTGGCTGCTCGATAGGAGAAAACGACTCTTTTCTGAACGTGTAGCCATCTTTTGACTCGTAAAAGCCCGTTATTTCCAACATTGGAGAGATAATTCTCGCATCAATGCCGTTTTTCACGCATCTTTCTAATAGTTTTGGTAAATCGAACTGATTTCCGAACCATGATATAAGCATATCAGGGTCATCTAACACTATTCTCGTTAGGAACGATAATAACATTTCATTCTCGTTATTGAAGATTAATATATCTTTAGATTCATAATGATTATCTTCAGGAAACCATGCATATTGATGAAATACCTCTTCATAGTTATCATACGCTATAATACAAGTAATAGCACCACTATGTTCACCGCCTTGCTGCCATTCCATATCCCAATAATACTTTCTTAGTCGATATTCGGGTATGTTTTGTATTCTGTCAACGGCATACCTGTGATGATAGGGTACATCAGCCTCGTATGTCTGATTGAACGTTCCTTTTACATCTCTCATGTGCTTTGGATGATTAGGAGTGTAGTATACCTTCGATAGAGATTCACCATCTAAGTTTAACGCACAGTCATGCTCATATGTAAATTCAAATGGAGATGTCTTCTTGCTCCACTTGTTAGATACAAAGGCACTTTGCTTGTTAGCATCCTGCTTCTTGACGTAGAAGTATGGCTGGAAATCATTGTGGGAAAGAACCTCTTGCCTTCTGTGTGGCTTATCTCCCTCTCCCTCCCGCCATCTAATACAGATGCCTTCATTCGTTGGTGAAATTATCATGTCATTACCTTTCCAAATATGGTGCTTTCAGAAGCATCCTACTACCTGAACGAATCAATACTGGGAAATCATCTTTCAGATATATGCTCGTCACACCATCTAGTATCGCACTAAATGCTCCTGTTATCTCAACAGTTGACTGCTCACCCATCACTGCTAGAGTGTCGATTATAGTGGAGTAGTTCTGTACAGTTCCGCTCCTACTGCTCGATAGTGTGAAGTTCTCCCCATCATAGTCAAACTTGTACCTCGCTGTCTTCAACACATCACAGCCCTTTGCCGCATCGACCATGACATCATCATTCACAATCACATGTGTCTCAAAGGAAGTGTTGTTCTTTCCGAATGTAGGCATACCCTCAGTTGGTATGACAGTGTTCCTTAGTCTCTCAATCATGGCATAGTGCCTATGTCCGACAGCAATACCGAATGATGCTGTTTTACTTGCTGTCTTCAGGTTCACATAATCACCTATGGTGACTATGACATCACCACTAAATGTCTTGAGATACTTGGAGAATGTCTCTATATCGATAGCACATTCTCCTATGTCTTCTACAGTATCTAGTGGTATGAAGGAAGAGCAAACGGTACTAAGGTCTGCATTATACAGTTTAACACCGTTTGGCTCAACAACAACATACGCTGATGGGGAAAGGTTTCTTCTTCCTACAGATGCTCCATTGGGATAGTCGCCTCGCATTAGGATATCATTCAAATTGTTGATTAGTATCTTGCTATCCACAGTGAACCTCATAGTTTACCATTCCTTAATTCATCTATACCGAACCACTTGTTATCTCCATTCGTGGAGAATACAACCCATTCCTTACCTACGAGGTCGGGGTTCGTCTTGCTTGCCTGTAGTTCTGCGACGTAGTTAGTGACAGAACCCGACTTCATTCTCTTGATGTGAATCATCTGATTGAATCTAGCCGGAGTTGACTTGTGCCAATCGGGTACTTCACCTACAGGAACAGGGACAGCGATTCCCTCGTACACAGGTTTCATGTGTGTAATCAGGAATCTATCTGCATTCACTGACAGGAAAGCATCAAGCAATCTGTTGTATATCCTGTTTCTTATCTTCCAATCCAAGGGAGTCACAGAAACGGAGTCTGTGTCTTTTATGATAGAACCTGACTTAGATTGATTCTTAGCCAAATGCTCTCTCAAAGCGTCACTAGACCCTTCGTATGCTTTGTCAACACCATCAAGAATAAACGCCTTGGTGTTCTTATCCTGATTGGTTTCTTCCTTTACCATCTCGATGAAAGCATGGGCATTGTTGAAACTCTCGTTCCAATCAATAGACCCATCACTTGACATCTCAAGGGGATTGAATATAACGATATCATCAGTTCTATTCCATCCAGCATCCCATGTTGGTTCTGCACCATTGTCGAAATCCAAGACGAATATCTTCATACCCTTCTCTATCTCTTCAGGTGTTCTGCAATCTAGAGCAGTGCCGGTCTTACCGACTTTAGGATTACCTGTGATAGAACATAGTAGATATGACCTATCCCTTTCCTTCCTGAGTTTCATCTGCTCAAGAATCTTGGCTTTCCTTTCCTCAAAGGATATTCTGCTCACTGTTTCTTCTTTCTTCTCGTTGTTATTGTTCGTCCAACTCATATTTATTCCTCTTATACTCAATTGGTATTGTGTTTCCATTTGCTCTGCTGTACTTGTCCAGCAAATCATTCAGTTCCTCTAACGAGGAATGAATTCGTATCTCCTTACCTGATACAGTATGGAACTTAATCCAATACTCACCAGTTTCGGTGTTCCTTCGCCATGTGGCGAAGTCTATGTTCTTGAAGGGAAGAGCAAAAGACGCACCATGTATGAAATCCTGCGTCACCTCAAACATCAGAACCAGTCCGTGTTATCCTCGACTGAGATTGCTACAGGCTCGGCTGTTCCTCTCTTCTCTATTGCGTAAAGTCCACTTACATTGATTGTAGCGGAATTTAGATTACCGTTCTCATCTCTTGACTGAGATGTTCTGCCCACTACGATGACATTAGAACCAATACCGAAATCTAATTCAATATGTGGTGGTATCCAACAGGTAGTTCCTGCAAAGCCATCACCATCATAGTCGAAGTCAGAGTTCAAGTCTGTAATCGATATGATGCGGTTGCCGTTCTTCGTGGGGTTCATGTTCATGCTTGACACAGAACCGTCTGTGACAACGAATCTCTCGTTGTAGTTCTTCATGGCAGCGAGGCCATGATACCTGTCTAGGTCTAGCAGTGGAGAGTAGTTGTCCTCACAGAACTGCATCAACATCGTATCCATAGATATTGCACTAGCATCTCTCTTATCCTCAGAACCATCAGGTAATGACTCGTTATAGATTAAGGATGCAAGAGTAGTGTCTGTTGCACCATGTATCTTCAGTTTGTCATTGCTGTTCGGGATGCACGTAAAGTGTACTAACTCGAAAGTCTTAGGCTCAAAGCCTCTGCTTGCCTCACCCTTGTAGTTGAAGAAATAGATACCGAATCCATTGTCTTCCACTTCACCGATGAATATACCGCTTCTCCTGTATTCCTCTACAGGAAGAGGTCTGCCGTAGTTCTTGTTTGGGTTCATCCCGTATGCCTTCATAGCATCTAGTGGAATGATGTGGACACCATCACCTACGTCTATTGCTGCTGCATGTAGGCTATCTGATTCCATAGACCGCTCTTCGCCGTCATGCATTCTTCTAACGCTGAACTTACCGCTTGCTATGTTCTTCTCTACTATAGCGACTTTACCGTTGTTGTAAGTCATATCAGCAGAAACCATGTATTCCTTCTTTACTCTGTCACGCTGCATTGCCATCATGTCTCTTGCTTCATCAAGAGAGATGAAAAATCCGAAAGCCTTCTTGAAAAGAGAGCCACCACTGTTGGTGTTGCTCTTGCTGGCTTGTCTTGCACTGCTGAAATACTGTCTCCAAAGAGACAATACAATCAGAGTATCGGAATCCTTGTTGAGATTGTTCTGTGAACATATCTCATCCACCTTGGCCCAAGCATCTTCTGATGCCATCCCAAGGAGTTCCGCTCCTTTCTCTACTTCGTTCTTCAGTTTCATTTCATTTTCACTCATTTTTATCACCTATGTTTTTCTTTCTTTCTTCATATTCTGACTTTGGGCCGTCAAGTGCCTCATCATACTTTACGTCGTTGATGATACGACGATACTGGTTCCGTGTGCAGCCGAACCTTCGCTGATAGTAGTTATCTGTCCAATATTTCTTTTCATTTTCTTTATTCATTTTATTACCTCCTATTCATCTCATAATTATATGAGTGCAAAATGTATTCTTCCCATTCGCTTATTGCCTTGCTGATTTTATCATCATACTTCGCACAGATAATCGTGCCTGATTTCAAGTGCATCTCTACGATGGTATCGTCAGTATCTTCACCACTAGATTGCCTTGGTCTAGTGATGAAACATGCAATCTCTCGCATGTCTATGAATTTCTCTATATCACTTTGCTGATTGTATATTGCTATTATCATCCTACCACCATCTGTCCTATCATCCAAGATGCTAGAATCTTGGGAGTCATTGTTCTGCTTCTCCATTCAGACTCCCCGATGATTCTCAGGAACTTGAACTTCGTAGTGTGGTCTAGGTCTTCCATGTTTACAACGCAGTCGTGTAGATTAACACAAATCTGCGTCATGTCTGAAGTTTCGTAAATCATTTTATGCACCTTGTCCAACGCTGATTGAAATTGTTTCATTTGTATTTGTTCTATTATTTCGTTGTAAGATGTTAAACTCTTTACTAACTGTTCTGTTAAAGGAGTGCCACTATGAACTGCTGCTTGTAGTTCTGTGACTCCCCTGCGCATGTCTCCATGTAAACCGGATATAAACATTCTCAAATCATTCAATTCGATATGGTCAATGTTCTCCCTGTCCAGTATATTCGTCAGCATAGTCTCCATGTCTGTATCGCTCAACCTACTGAAGTTGTAGTT